AGAAACTTCTGTATCAGATGTACTGATATATCCACCCTTTTCTATTGTGTAGTATAACTTAGAAGGTAAAGTCTCTGAATACCCTACTGTTACTGCTGCACCAGCACTACCAGATGGAGTAATACCTCTATCAATAGTGAAATCTGTTACAGTACCACCAACAGAAACTAATTCATTCTTAAAGTCTTCGTCATGATAGATTCTAACAGTATAATCAACTAAAGTACTATCAGAAGTATCAAATACTAAATGGTTATTTCTTATTGCTTCAATTCTAGGATTAACTTTAGATAATTCTTGTCCAGAACCTCCACTACCTGCAGTTATACTAAGAACAGTTGGTGGATTTGTTGTTACATCCTTATTTGTTTGTCCCAATTGGAACTTATCATCATCTAACCTATAAACATAGTATGATCCAGTAGATAATCCAGTAGCAGTACCATTATAGAATACTTTATCACCAGTTTTAAATTCATGTGCAGTTATACTAAATTCATTTCCTGCTATTATCGAAGAACCAGTAAATGTTGTTGGATTGATAATTAACTTATCATTATCAGAGTTATACTTAAGTCTTACAGCAGTGGACGTACCAATACCAACAGATTGATTAGATCTTAATGATAATCTGATAGGATCACCATTAGATAACTGATGAGCAGTAGATACTGAAACAGTACTTGTTATCTTTTCAATTTTAGCAATTTGTTGTGTTAAATTAGTCTCTAAAGAATACTTCCAATCTCTAGCATCTCCATTTCCAGTTTCATTACTACCAAAACTTCTAAAATAGAATCCATTTGTGTTAAATCCTACAGCAGTAGTAAGTCCAATAAAGTCTTTACCTTTATTGATAACATACATGGTTTGAGTAGTACCACTAGAAGGTAAGTTAATAACACCAGTTGCTGGACCTTTACTTACACCAATAACAGCACCAGTACCTCTACTAAAGGTTACTTCTTGATTTTGTTTGAATGGATGATTAGGTACATAAATGCTCTGATACGGAATAGATATTGATTCTTGAGTATCACCAATTGTATAACTTCTAGTTGCATCACCACCAGTAGTTACTCCCATACCAACTGCTTGTAGTGGGTTAAAGTATACTTTATCGTTTAATGTAGAACTAAAGTAGTCAGTAACTATTGGTATAGTAAATGAATCAGATATTTTCTCTACGGGAGATGATGTTGTATGTACAGAACCAGTTTGACCTCTATGTACACGTAAAACATTCTCTGTATCAAATATATTAAGAACTTCAACAATTTCTTGATCCGTTACACCAATAGCAACTGTAGAACCAACAGATACATTAGTTGGAATCGTTGAAACATAGATATCATCTACATCTCCAACAGCAGGATTAGCAGGAACATCTGAAACTAAAGATGAACTTAAAGAACTAACACCAATAATATGTGATTTTGATAATCCCTTAATATGTGTCGATACTCCAGAAATAACAACAGTATCACCATTGTTTAATGCATGTGTCGGTGAAATATGTACAGAAACTTGACTTGAAGTGTCCCATACTAATGTTGTTTGAATATCTGCATATGTTTGAACCTCAGTGTCAATCCTTGAAATTTCTTTACCTTTTACTTCAGATACATAAGCATTTAATCCACCACCATTTGTCCCATCATTATCAAATACAACAATATCATCTACAGCATATCCATCACCAGCCTGATTAACAACAAATGCATCAACAGAACCCTTACTTATCGAATCAACAATTGTTCTTTGCTGTAAAGTTTCATATGGTTCTGAAATGAAATCATTACCTGCATTTAAATCTTCTGCTTTATATGGAAGTGTATTTCTAACCAAATCTGATGTATTAAAGTCAAAACTTTGGTCTACAAGTTGATCAACTACATTTGACCTATAAGAATCACCAATATAATATGGGAATTTAGCTGCTCTAGTTGCAGTTGCTATTCCAGCAAAATATGCATATGTTCCATTTGGAAATTCTGGTGTCTTACCATATCTTCCATTATGTACATCTAAATCTCCAGAATTATCAAATTTATAATCTTCGATAAAGAACCCTTGAGCAAATGGGTTACCATCTATCTTGGCAGGAGGTCTATCTACAACATCTGTAGGTGCTAATCTATATCCAGTATTAATATACTTAATAGAAGAGTTACTATCTTCAACATCAGAATAACCATTTGGACCATAAATTGGATTACCATCATATGCCCATCCAATAATAGGTGAGTGCTTATCTAATTTGTCTCCAAGAGAAACACTACCAATTGCAGTTGAATGACCAACATATCCATATTCCAACCCATCTGTATTTTCAACTAATATTTCATCACCAAATCTACTATGCTGGTTTACCGATAACTCTCTAATATCTGCTTCAATATAAGCATTTAATCCAATAGATGTTACTGCAATTCCAGTATTGCTATCATAACCAGTACCTGGATTGATAACAACAACATCAGTTACTTTTCCATTTTCTACAATTGCTCTTGCTTTAGCACCAATACCAGAACCAATACCAACAAATGTTAAATCTGGAGCAGAAGTATATTCAAGACCAGAATAAGTTACCTTTACCTGATCAATCTTACCATTAACAATAATTGGTAAAAATTCAGCATTCTTACCAGTTTTTATAGTAACTATTGGACTCTTATTAAAGTTTATGATTGATGAACCATATCCAGTTCCTTTTTCGTAAAGATATGCACTAACCATTTCACCCCTAATAATAGGAGTTGCAGTAATAACACCAACTGATTGAGTAGCAGTACCAACACCAGCAATAGTAGCATTAACTGTTAATGTAATCTCAGGGTAAGCAAAGTTTTGATATCCAACACCAGAATCACTAAATGTCTCATAATAACGTCTTTCGTAATTTGTTGTTAGTGTTCCACCAACACCAGCATTAGCAAGTTTAAACGAATCATCATCTTCCTTTATAATTGTATACTGATTTGCTGTTGATAATCCAGCAATTACTGTACCGTCAGTTGTATAGTTAACTAGATCACCATCATTAAACCCATGACCATCAAAATTGATAGTATTGCTTATAGTATGAACACCTACTGGTTTTACAGATAACTTTCTATTTGTATATCCAGAACCACCATCAAGAACCTTAATTGCTCTTAATGTATTGGTATATTCTGCTTTTTTAAACTTATGGTAACCTTGCCCATTATCTGTTGGTTCAACAGCAGCTGCTATAAGACCAGTATTCAAAGCAGATAAACTTGGATAGAATCTAGCTGTTGTATTATTAATAACTTCTGGATAGTATATTGAATCATGAGCAAATCCAGTTGTACCTATTCCAAGACTGGTATTACCATTATTCAGATAAACTAAAGATTCTCCGTTAATAAAATTATGTTCCTGTTGGAAAACAATACTTCTTTGTGTTGTATCTAAACTAACTCCACCACCAGCAACGGTATTACGACTGTCAAAGGTAACTGAACGTTGTCTGACACCTACCATCGGTTCTAGGACTGCTCCAGTGCCGTTACCACCAGATATAGTGACTGACTTAACATCTACGACATCAAAGTCTTGAGGATCCACTAGGACTTCTTTAACACTACCACTAACAACTGAACGTACAAGAGCAGTTGTACCCAAACCTGCAGCAACTGTAATATTTGGAGGATCAATTACATCATAATCTTTTCCAGTATTATATACAGTAATTTTTTCAAGTGGACCATAATAAATTTTATCTAATGACTTATAACTAACAACTTCTACACCATTAACCAGCATTCCAACAGAACCAGGAACAGTTTTTGTATCCTTTCCAGTCTTAATGTCTTGAACATGTGGGAACTTCTTAAGAAGCCTTTGTGGATGAATAGTATCACTAACTTGATTCGCTAGAATAAAGCTATGATTATTTGTTCCATTTGTAAGGAATCCTAATGCATTATTGACTATATCACCATCAATTGTTATTCCATCAGTTTCAATTAATGCTCTTGACTCATATATCTTAATTGCACCACCAGAAATAACCTTAACAAAGTAATATCCCTCTTCCAATCCCTTAAGAGTAGTACCATCATCTGCTTTATAATAAATTCTATCACCTGTAACAAAATCAAGACTAGGTTCTGAGAAAGAAATTATCTGATATGTCTCAGTAACATTATCATAACCAGATAATGATCCAACAGTTCCAGTTGAAATAGTATACTTAATAGTAGACTTTGTTATATCATAAGAAGGTAATGAATTTGAAGCAACATAGAAAAATTCATTTTTATCATTATAAACATTAGTAATATCTGAAGTAACCTTATTATTACCATAATGTATAGGACTACCAGAACTAGTAGCAGTTTCTAATACTCTTCTAAGTGTATATGTTTGAGTAGAATCATAAGCAAATCCACTTAGACCATTTAACTGTACCTGACTGAGAGAATTGTTAATGTTTGCAATAGTAGCACCTGTCCATGCTAAATTTTGACTATTGAATAGTAAAATATCAACTTTATCACCAACTTTAAGTTGTGATCTATCAAGATTATCAGTTTTTAATGTAATTGTTGATGAACCTGTATTAATTTCATCAATATCAAATCTATTACTAGTATTATAAATCCATGAATTGGCAAATATTTCCTTATTTGTAGAATTTGTTTCTGGATTTAATATCTTTTCACCTACATGCTTAACATATAAAACCTGTTCTTCAGATGTATCTAAGACATCACTAGTGGTCTCAAAGTCAGATAATACACCACCAAGACGTATTTCTACCTTTTTAGTTAAATCACCATCTTCATATCCTACAAATACTTCATCTGTTCTTATTTCAGCAGCCGTACCAATACCAACAGTTACTCCATCACACCCTAAAAACTGATTAACAGTCTTATCAGTGTATGTAATAACATTATCTCCAGAGATTAAAGTACCAGTTGCACCAAATCCAATGGTAGAATCAACTGTAATAATAGCATCATTGGTAGCAGCAGGATTAATTACCTTTGTTTTTGGTTGAACTTTAAATGTTCCTTCAATTAGAGCATTATCACTATAACCAACAAACAGTCCAATCTTATAATATGTACTAATTCCAGACCTAGTAAAGACCTCAACTTCAGAAACAGCACCCTGAGTAGCAGCATCAGATGATTTTCTAATGGTTTGTCCTACTAATTTGGCAGGATTACCTGAAATTCTTTCAGCAACTAGAAGTTCTCTACGTAAAAACTCTGACGAGGAGGGTTTGGGTAGGTATTGCTCTAGATCAACAACATTAGGTGTTACACCATAAAGAGCATTAAAGAGGATTCTGAACGATTCCTTTGTACCTTTTGACTCATATAGACTTCTTGCTTCTTTAATAAAGTTGTTAACATCAAGATCTGTCTGAAAATCTACATCTTCAAGTCCTGGTGTAAGAGTAACTTTTAACTTTCTATAAAATTCTTTTAAAAATAGGGCACTTAGGTTCTGTACTTTTGCAGTAGCCGTGTGAGATTCAGCAGTAGTATCATTAAAAAGTAGTTCTTCTGCGTCTAAATCAGTCCTATAACTAGTAATTCCACTAAATCCACGTACAACACCAGTAAAAGTATTAGTTGTTAATCCAGTATATGTAAAAACTTCATTATTAATCTTAAATAAACCATATTCATTAGGAAATCCCTTAGTGGAATATACATGAACAGTGGTATCAGAGGTTGCAACATCAGAATATAATGTTGTCTCACCAGAAATTACCTCTGGTGTGAGGTTATCTACCTTTAGATATTGATCAAGATTAACAGCAATATCTAAAGGACCACCTTGATGCTCCTGTGAAAGATAATATTGCTTTAGAAAATCAATAGTCTTTGGACTTTCGGAAAGTATAAATTCAGGCAGCTGATTTTCTATTACCTGCTGAACAGTTACTCTCTTTTCAAACCCAGTTTGTATCATTCTTTATATCCTCTTTAATTCCCCGTTTAAGTAGCTGGAAGTTGACTTATATCCGATACCAGATATCTGTTCACCTGATGTTATGGTGTCCTTAATCATATTTATTGTACTCTTGGAAACGGCAAAATCTAGGTATAAATCCGTTAATCCAACAATATCATTAGATTCTGGTATTGCTTGTATCTCAACAACGTTGTTTGGTTCAACTGTTGATGTGATATTAACAGTATTAATAATAATTTCACCCTTAGTATAATTTACAGTTCCTGCAGACTTAGTAATAACCTTATAAGTTCCATCTTCAGAAGAGTCTCTTACTATAGAAATAGTACCCATGCCACATCCTTTAGGGACATCAGTGAAATAATAGACCTCATTACTTCCAGCAATTTTAAACCCAGTACTCTTAATATTAAATCCTTCCTTATTGTAGTGGAATTGATTACCAAAACACAGTTCATACTGTGCAGATTGGTCAATTAAGGACTTAAGATTTCTTCTAATGATGACTCTAGTGATGTTTGAGGTCACTGCATCATCAACACTGTCAATTATTTGACAAATTTTACTATATTTGAACCTTCCACCAAATTTATTGATGTTAGAACCTCTATATGTCGTTAAAGTATTGCTAATTCTTGCTTTTAGGTCATTAACATTGGTTACTTGAGTAGTATTATAGTAAACAGCTGAGTCAATTTCGACATAAAGCACCTTAAGATCGATAATTTTCTGATTTATACCAGAAAGTGAGTACTGTTTTAGTTTTGACAGGATATTAGACCTATCAAAATCGGAAATATAGTCACCATTCTTCGGTTTTATACTAATTACAACGTTTCCGAACTGTGGAGGAGACAATTCTTCACCACCAACAACAGAAACAGACTCTGTATTAGGATAAATGTTCTGAATAATTGCTTCATAGTCTCTTGCAGTCACCGCACGGTGTTGAGAAGAGTAAATTCTTGGTGCAAAGTACTTAATTGAGTCAACACTTTCAATATCAGACCCATTCATGGCATTCTGATTTGTAGTAATGGTAATAGCGTTCGTTGGAACCTCTATTTTTCCTTGGTCGTCCTTAAATCGTCCTGAGAAACTGAAATTTGCTGCTCCATTACCGTCTTTTCCGTCAGTAATAATGTATGAAACATCAATAACGTTCCCAGTTGCCAATTTTTTACCAAAGAATCCGTCTCCGAAGAGTAATTCATACTTTTCATCCTGTACTTCTTGTAAAAGATACATTTCTGAGGTAGAATCTATCTTTAAAATGTTATCAGCGACCTGATATTCCCTTCCTTCAGATACATCATTGACAGAATCACGAATTCTTACTACAATTGTCGAAGAATCGATATAAGGGTTGTCTAAAATGAACCTTTGGTCTAGAGATCCGTCTACAAGGAAGGATTTTTCTAAAAATGTTCCCTGATAGATGTTAATATTGTTAAAAGTCGCATTTCTATTTGAGTCTACGGTAGTTACAACACGCTCAGGTATTGAAAATATATAATTTGAGTCATTTGCACTACCAACACAGACCAATCCTGCCTCTAGATCTAGTGTAGAAGTCTGCTGATCGGCAATTGTAACACTAAATGAGACTTCTGCCTTGGCACATGCTCTAGAACGTGGTACATACCCTATATTACGTGCTAGGGAGACTACATTCTCTCTGAGGGTAGCAGAATCCAAGAAGGATTCATTCACCGTCATGTTAGAGTTAAATGCTGTTATGTAAGTATTATATGCTAAAGTATCAATTAAGACAGAAAAATTACTACCTTCGAAGTCAAAGTCCGTAAAGGTGGAATTTGCACGTAGGTAATCCTTAATGGATGTCTTTATTTGATCGTAATCAAGATTGGTGAATTTAGTGAAAGGCATATTATCTTGTTGTTTCTAGCAAGAAGGCAAATTCTTGGGGTGGGAACGCTTGACCAACAACATCAAACCGCACGATAACACCAAAAGTGTTGTTATCTACTTGAGGTTCTACATCTACTTCTACATTTTCTACTCTTGGTTCAAAGTTCGTAACCACAGTTACAATTTGATCCTCTATTAATGAAGCAGTACCATAATCAACGAAACCAAATAAACTATCCGTAACATCAGAACCTAGGTTAGAATTAAAAAATCGCTCAGTAGGAATAGTTTGCACTAAGTTCCTAACTGAACGAACAATCGAGTTCTCGTTCTTAAGTATTGGTAGATCTTTAGTAACAGGATGCGGAGTAAAAGATAGACTAATATCCTTAAAAGTCCTTGATATCCGTGTTATTGCCATGTAGGTCAATAGTTATTATTGATTCTATTTATACTCTTTTAATAATTTTTTATCCACGCCCCTGTCCACGGTACTTTTTGCGAGCCGAGTTACGGGAGGTAGCAGTATGTTTTGTGTGCTTACTGGCACCTTGCCGAGTCTTTTTCGGGGTCGATTCTAGTACAACAGTTCCCCACGAGCCAGTTCTGGATTTTGCCATTA